CGTAACTGTCAACATACCTATCGACGTATCCGTTACAGGCGTGTCAGCTACAGGAAGCGTTGGGTCTGTTACTGTAGCGTTTGGTTATGCGGTTACAGGGGTGTCAGCCACAGGGCGTGATCCATTCCCTGTTTCAATAGGAATAGGCCAGTATGTATATCCAGAAGGTGTTTCTGCCACTATGGAGTTGGGAACAGCGTTTGTTTGGAATAATATAACGCCTATACATAATGCAAACTGGACCCCAATAACCCCAGCCCCGCCGGGAGATTGGACACAAATATCTCCTAGTTCTTCGCCAAATTGGAAAAAGATTGCGTCTTAATGATATGCGCGATATAAATATGTCAGCTTACAGTGTTTAGGAAACTTACATGGCTAGTGTTTACACAAACGATCTAAGATTAGAAGAGATAGGAACTGGTGAACAATCAGGCTCTTGGGGTACGACAACCAACACTAACTTAGAGCTAATTGCTGAAGCATTTAGTTACGGCACTGAGGCCATAACAACAAATGCAAACACTCATGCAACTACTATTGCAGATGGAGCAACAGACCCCGGACGATCTTTGTATCTAAAATACACAGGCGCTTTGGATTCAGATTGCACCATTACTATTGGCCCAAACACTGTCAATAAAATGTGGTTTATAGAAAACGCTACTACCGATAGTGGTTCTTCAGGCCCGTACAACATTATCATTAAGCAAGGCACTGGCAACACAATCACAATACCAAACAGTCAAGTTAAGGCTGTTTTTTCTGATGGAGCGGGTTCTGGCGCAGCCATGACTGACGCCTTTACAGACTTGAGCGTCCCAAGTTTGTTTGTAGCGGGGGCCGCAGCGCCTTCAATTGGTGACGTTTTGGCATTAAGCATAGCGTTAGGATAAACGATGGCTAATACATTCAAGAGTTATTTGGCAAGTGCAACGGGAACCTCTGCGGCTACTGTACGCACAGTGCCGTCAAGCACACAGACGGTTGCGGTGGGTATTAACCTCGCTAACATTCTCACAAGCCAAATCAAGGTCAGTGCCTACATTACCAGAGGCGGTACAGATTATTACATTGTTAAAAACGCACCGATACCCGCGCAAGGGGCGCTGTCTGTGCTGGACGGGAAAATTATCTTAGAAGCTGCTGATGTTGTTAAAGTAATATCAGACACGGGTAGCAGCGTAGATACTGTATTGTCGGTGTTGGAGATTACCTAATGGCTGGATATATCGGCACGGGCGCAGTCCCGCAGGCTACACAGAAACGTGATTCATTTACGGCAACGGCTGGGCAAACCAGCTTTCCCACAAGTGGATATACACCCGGATTTGTAGATGTTTATATGAACGGTGTAAAACTTGCACCTGCCGATTTTACCGCGACCAATAGCTCAGACGTTGTGCTGGCGGTTGCTGCTGTTGCTAACGACACGTTAGAGATTATTTCTTTTAGCACATTTGAAATATCATCACGGACATTTACGGGTGACGTTACTGCAAGCGGCGGAACATTCTTGCCCACGGGCGATACGTCTGCGGGTGATGCCGCTGCTATGGGCTATGCTGCGGCTGATGGCTTGGTGCTTACAGGTCAGGGTTCTACATCAGACGTAACTATTAAGAACGATGCAGACGCTACAGTAATGTCGATACCAACAGGTACAACGGGCGTGACGTTTGCGGGTACTCCTACGTTCCCTGATGGCAGTATAAACATTGCTGATCTGGATATTGACGGTGGCACAGATATAGGCGCAGCGTTGGTCGATGCTGACTTGATGGTTGTGGATGACGGTGCGGGTGGCACTAATCGAAAAGCTACCATGTCTAGGCTTGCTACCTATATGGGTACGAAGGTTGGCGGTGGTGCCACAGAGTTTATAACATCCAGTGGCGAGATTAGTAACGCAGCTTCTGCTGTTTTCACAGGTTTTGATTCAAGTAAATACGATAATTATATTTTTTATTTGCAATACGTCACGCCTGCTACTGATAATGCTTCTTTGCATTGCCAAATCAGCACTGACGGCGGCAGCAATTATGACACCACTAATGCCAATTATGTTTATGGAATAAATGACATAGACTATGGATCTCCGGGTTACAGAGTGGCGCATGAAGTCGGGTCTGCTACGAATGAGTCTGGAGTTTGTGGAACATTTAGTATTTTTGGGCCGCACCGCACTGTATACACAATGATCAGAACCAATATTGTTTTTCACACTTCGGGTACGGGGGTGCAGGTAAAGGCTGGTTACATTACGAGTCCACAGGAAGTTGCTGGAATACACAAGGTTGCCGCCGATGTTGATGCAGTGAGGTTTTTGTTTTCATCAGGAAATATTGAAACTGGTGAAATTACAATGCTCGGAATTAAAAACGCATAGGAGAATAAAATGCCACGATACCACAACGTTAATGGCAACATGGTGCAGTTTACTGCCAATGAAGAAACTGCACGGGATGCAGAAGAGGCGGCATGGGCTGCGGGGGCCAACACCCGTGCAGCGGCGTCTGTGCGCGAAGACCGCGACAAGAGACTAGCGGAATGCGATTGGATGGCTAATTCTGACGTAACAATGGCAAGCGCGTGGACAACGTACAGACAGGGGTTGCGTGATGTACCAGCACAGTCTGGGTTTCCAAACAGCGTCACATGGCCCACTAAGCCTACTTAGGAGATTATAAGATGGCAGGATATATCGGCAGCAAAGGCTCTGGAATTATCTCAGGTATTGATGCGTCTATAGCGGACCTCAACCTGACGGATAAGGCGTCAGCCAACGGCACTACAGAAGCCAATAAAGTTCTTACTGCTGACGGTAATAAGGACGTTACTGCGATCCGCAACTTAACTGTTACGGGGGATGTAACCGCCACAGGCACCGTTACACGCGCCCTGACACGCGGCTCCATTGATGTTGGTAATAGTTCTGGTGTGTCATATGCTTTAGCAAAAGGCGCTACGGGAACAGTCCTAACATCTGATGGCACTGATTTGTCTTGGGGCGCTGCTGGTGGTTTTAAATACAACGCCGTGTCAGGGGCATCTCAAGCCTTAGACATTGGGTCGTATAACTTTTTTAATGCTGGAACAATTTCGGCGGACACAACCTTGTCCTTTTCTAACGTACCAACGCAAGCTCTGTGGACATATACAGCCAGAATGGACCTTTTTGATGGTTATGACATTTCGGCAACAGCATACGACAGTGTAAGTTATGATGCTAGCGCCCAAACGAGCAATTTTGGAAGGGCTGTAGCTTTTAAAACTGACGGCACTAAAATGTACGTCAACAGTAATGCTAGTGGTTCATCGGCAATAGTATATCAATACAGTTTAAGCACTCCGTGGAATGTAAGTACAGCTTCTTATGACAGCAAAAGTTACAACTCAACTAGCACTAACTCTCAAGCTTGGAATTTATACTTTAAGCCAGATGGCACTAAATTGTTTTTAGTTGCCGCTACTTCTGGACAAAGCACTTCAATTTTTGAACACGCTTTGTCTACTGCTTGGGACATATCTACTGCTTCGTATAGCAGTAGGTCATATAATTTAGCTAACCAAGGCGTTTCAGCATACGGTGTTCATTTTAAGCCAGACGGCAAGGTACTTTGGTCTACTACAGGTAATGACAGTCAAATATTTCAATATAATTTGTCTACTGCTTGGGACATATCTACAATTTCTTATAACAGCACTTTTATGAAGTTTGACGCTACTGGTAATGCTAATTGTTTTCAAGGAATAGTGTTTTCATCAGATGGTAAAATTATGGTTTTAGCTGCTTATAACGAAGTATATAGATATGACTTATCAGTGCCCTTTTTATTAAGTTCGGCAGTATATGGTGGTGAGAATAAAACTCTTTCTTCCACTGTAGGCAGTAATACCATGATGAGTGCGACATTCAAAACAGATGGGTCAAAGATGTATATTCCAACAAGCAGTGGTACAGTTTATCAATTTAGCACCGGAACAGGTTATTCGCTTACCCTGCCTACCTCAGTGCAAAATGCCGTCACGGTTAATAGTGCAGCGGGTGAAACCCTAGCTCTTGATTTCTATACTGCTGATAGCGGAAGTAACGTCTATATCATTGGACAGGATGTAAACTAATGGAACTTGTAAAAATTGTTGACGGTCAAGCAAAGCCATACACTTTGGCGGCTTTCCGCGCTGATAACAAGCACATAGTATATGGCAAAGGATTGTCGGCTAGAACGCTTGAAAAACAATCAGTTTATTACGTTCGCACTCTTCCTAAACCAGAACAGTTGGGCAAAAAAGCTATTGCAAAAGACTCGCCTACACAAGTTAGCGGTGAGTGGGTTCTTGGTTGGGACTTGGTTTCCCTTGACGCAAACGAGGCTAGGCTGTTGCGAAATAAACTATTAGATGATTGCGATTGGCGCTTTATGTCGGATCAAAGCCCTACAGATGCTTGGCGCACCTATCGACAGTCTTTGCGTAACTTGCCAGCACAGTCTGGGTTCCCCGCTAGTGTTACATGGCCCACTGAGCCTACTTAGGAGAATAACCATGACCAAAGCCAGAGATTTAGCAGGGTTTTCGACGGGTTCGATTACCAACACCACGGCTGACGGCCTTATCCTAAAGGGCGATGGTAGCAGCACAGACGTTGTAATTAAAAACGGCGCTGACGCTACGGTGGCTACGGTATCGGACGGTAGTACAAATCTTTCTGTTGCTGGCAGTGTAACGGGCGCGTTGGCTAGGGGCGCTATACAAGTAGGCAACTCGTCAGGTGTGGCCGCAGCGTTGGCTAAAGGTACGTCAGGCTATGTTTTAACCGCAGGTGCTAACGACCTATCTTGGGCTGAAGGTGGCGGTGGTGGAACGGAGTTTATAACTTCTTCTGGTGCTATATCTAATGCAGCTACTTTAGATTTTACAGCATTTGACAGTTCTAAATATGATTCATACGAATTTAGATTTATAGATTTTCTTCCTGCTACGGATGGTGCAGTTCTTAGAGCATTAACAAGCTCAGATACATCTAACCCTAGTTATGATACGGGTGCTAGTGATTATCGTAAGCATCTAACCACATCAGTTACCGCAGCATTTGGAGATGTAAACGGGGACACCGCAAATGGAAATGCTGCTAACGAAGGTTTTGTTGGTATTGTAAGAGTGACTAATCCTCACACTTCTAATCATACGAAAATTGTTACAAACGATGGTGCGTATTATGCACCTGATGCTTACCCATACCCTCTATATTATAGTGCTGGATCTAGAGGTGCAGGGGGATTTGTACGTGAAGAAAATGCACAAGTGAATGCTATTAGGTTTTATTGGAGCAGCGGAAATATAGCATCAGGTGAAGTTGTAATGTTCGGCGTAGTAAACTCATAGGATATACCGTGTAGCCAGATGGTATTAAATATTGTAAAGTGCCTGAAAGAACTGGCTAAATCGAAGGTGTTCTATGGCGTTAAGCAAGCTAAAATTTAGGTCAGGAGTCAATAAAGAAACTACATCTTACAGCAATGAAGGTGGTTGGTTCGATGGTGATAAAGTGCGTTTTCGCGCTGGTTTTCCAGAAAAAATTGGTGGTTGGGCAAAAAGGTCAAACGAAGCGTTTATAGGAACGTGTAGGTCTTTGCATTCTTGGGTCGCACTTGATGGCACTAAATTATTAGGCATAGGAACCAACAGAAAGTTTTACATAAATAACGGTGAAACATTCCATGACATTACACCTATAGACAGAACAGATACGCTTACAAACCCGTTTACTGCTAGAAGCACAACGCTTCACAACACACAAGTTTTGCCAACTGATACAGTTATTCGTCTTACAAATAACTCAGCAGCAACAGCATTTGCGCCTTCTGGCAGAATTAAAATAGGTTCCGAAGTTATAACCTATACAGGAACGTCCGCTGACACTCTTACAGGCTGCTCTAGGGGGCAAGATGGAACCACAGCAGCAACGCATGCGGGTAACGCATCTGTTTCTAGCTGTACGTTTAAAGTCACAGATGCAGATCACTTGGCTTCACCCGGCGATTTTGTAATATTTTCCAACGCAACTTCTTTAGGCGGTAACATTGTAGCCAATGTTTTAAATCAAGAATATGAAATAACGGCAGTTATAGATGGCAGCAACTACCAAGTTGAGGCCAGAACAGTATCTACAATACAATCTATTACTGTTTCTGGCGGCTTAAACCCTACAAACGTTTATTCTACGTCCTCAGATACAAACGGCGGTGGAACTGTAACCGCAACATATCTTTTAACTTCTGGTCTGGACACTTCTGTATTTGGTACTGGCTGGGGGGCGGGTAGTTGGAGTCGCGGAACTTGGGACTCATCTGCTAGTATTAGTGCTGCGGGGCAGGCGTTGGGAAGTTGGACGCAAGACAACTTTGGTCAAAGTCTTCTTATAAACGCACATAATGGAAATATTTATTATTGGGATTATGATTCTGGCCTTACATCAAGAGCGGTCCCTTTATCTAGTTTGGCAGGCACAGATGGCTTCGCGCCAACTGTGGCAAAGCAAGTTATGGTTTCAGATCAAGCTGCGCACACAATAGTATTTGGGTGTGATCCAGAAACAAATATTGGGACTCAAGACCCAATGCTAATTAGATTTAGCTCTGTTGTAAACAGTAGGGCTGAAAGTCTAATTGTTTGGAAAACAGAAGAAACAAACTCTGCGGGAGATTTAGTGCTAGGTTCTGGCTCTGAAATAGTAACTGCTGTTGAAACAAAACAACAAATTATTGTTTTAACAGATACGTCTGTTTATTCTCTGCAATTTTTAGGACCGCCACTTACTTATGGCGTAAATATGGTTTCAAACAATATTACTGTTGCTGGTTCTTTCTCGACTGTTAGCATTGAAGATTCAGTGTTTTGGATGGGGCTATCAGAGTTTTATGTTTATGATGGTGGGGTTAAAGTAATTCCATGTTCTGTAAAAGATTACGTGTTTAATGATTTTAATGATTCTCAACGTGAAAAGGTTTGTGCAGGATCAAATACTGCCTTTACAGAAGTTTGGTGGTTTTATCCTTCATCAACAAGTTCAGATAACGACAGATATGTTGTATATAATTATGGTCAAAACATTTGGTATTTTGGCAATCTAAGCCGAACATTTTGGCAGGATAGAGGTATTGATTCTAACCCCACAGCCGCTGGCGGTGACAACTACCTTTATACACATGAGTTCGGGTTTGATGATGGAAGCACTAATCCTGTTAGCCCAATTGTTGCACATATTGAAAGCAGCCAAATGACTATAGGTGAGGGCGACAAGTTTGTCTTTATCAGCAAGATCATACCAGATTTAACTTTTAGAAACTCTAGTGAAGCTACGCCAACAGCCGTTATGACAGTACAGGCTAGA